AAGTCATTGAAATCAACGAATGCTGTTCCGTTGTTGTTTGACACTAATGCATTAACAAGTGCACCACCACCTTGTGCGTACTGACCACTGTCTGATACTTGTCCGCCTGTACTGTCTCCAGGATAAGCAGTTGTATCAGCACCGATAGTTGCACTGTTTGTGTATAATGCTAATTTAAATACATCACCAGTTGATGGTGTGAAATCGTGAACCGCTTCAAGAATTTCTTCTTTAAACGTATCACATATTGCGTTTGTTGTAATTGCCATTTTAAATCTCCTTTATTATTAAATTATGGCGATGGTGAAGGAACCTTTATTCTAGGTACTCCATCATCATATTCTCCTCTACGTCTTCTGCCCATTTGTTGAAGAGCAAAAGCTTGTATACTCCCATCATACTTGCTTTTGTATAAGTTGTACATATCCACGGGGCCTTTTAAGTAAGAGAATGCCTGTTCTAAAACACCATATAACAACATTCCGTCCTGATACTGAGCCAAAAAGGTATTATTAGTTGATGTGAAATGAGGAGGATCAATAATATAGTTAAGTTGTACTTGATATGCTTGATCTGGTGTTGGAGCTACTAAAAACGTATTTTCATTCCAATTTGCGTAATATTTAGGAAGACCTGTTGCGCCATCATTATTATATTCTGAAATAAAGCTAGTATCTCTTTTTTCTAAAAATACTCTGTTCCCTGAACCGTCAATAACTTGAACAGATCTAATAATAATCTCATCTCCTGGTCTATTAATGTATCTTTGACCAGTTACAAAATTAGCTGTCGCATATTTTCTTAAATCATCATAGTCAACTTTACCTGCAACATCCAATTCGACTTGTCTGATAAATTGATCTAATAAAGAGTCCGATAAAACATTTGAATCCACTTCAGTGTAATTTCTTACTTGAGTTAAAAAATCTGAGTAACTAATTGCCATTATGATATCTCCACGGTTACTTGCCCAGCTATTGCTGTAACTTTTCTTTTTCTATTTTGTGCCGAACCATCATCAGGCTGCATTCCATCTGATGAAAAAGCAAATACACCCGGTAGAGTAAGGTCAATTGTAGTAAATCTTGATCCACCAGAATTCAAAGTAAAATCTTGAGTTCTTGAATTTTGTAATGCAATTCTATCTGCAGTTACTTTTTTTCTTCTTATCTGAGGATGTTTTGGTTCAAACTCTGAAACATGAACTAAAGATCCATTCCATTCGGTCACCATTTCATCGTATGGAAACTCCATACCTGAACGATCAGAAATTGCTTTTGAATATTTTCCTGTTGCAAATCCAGCCATTACACACCATCTCCGAAATAAGTTTGCGGTGAAATATATAACGAAGTTCTTCCACCATCTTGATCTAATGCTCTTAACATTTCATCTTCATATACTTGTTTTAAAACAGGTGTTCTTTGAACATCGTATTGCATAGATAAATAGTAAGCTAATCCTGATACCATACAAGGAATAAATCTATAAACTACATCTGCAGTATTTGTGTATGCACCTGCATCTTCAATTCTTTTTATTACATAATATTTTAAAGTTGTATAAGTTGATGCATCAGGTGCCTGGTATAAATAAATTTTTGGTGTTGTTACTCTATCAACATAATATTGAGAAGGTTGTCCTGTAGCAAGTTTATTTGGTAAAGCTGCATAAGCTGATCTATCTATCTTCGTAATTGATACATCTTGAGTAGATACACTATCAGAGGCGCTTGCAGTAGTTGAAATAAAGGCTTCAAGTACATCACTTACATCTGAGTTCACTGTGTACTCAGCTTGTCCTGCAACTAAAGCAACTTCATCAAGTTCTACTTTCCACATATGAACACCACGGTTGCCCCAATCAGAAAATAAAATATTTAAATTTCTTCTTGCTCTTCGCATATCATTACCGGAGTTTGGTCTTATACCAACACGGTTGTAAGCTTCATCAATAATTTCATCAATACTTAAATCAAAAGATGTAGTACCTGAAGTGGCCATTAAATAACTCCTTTATAGTATTCTACCATTCCACCTGTAGAAGCTTTAAACGTTTTAACATTTGTAGGACTTGGTCCTACATTACTTACTGCTCTTTTTCTTACAACTGCAGAACGTTTTTGTGATTTTGTCATACGTGCTGCTTTTGCGGCAGGAACACATTTTGGGTAACCTCTTTTCGAACCACTTGCAGATTTTCTTCCACACTCTTTGTATCCTCCACCTTTTTTTGGAGCTGATATATCAACCCACTTTTCTTGAAACCATTTTTTAAGACCACCTTTAGCCATTAAACCATGCCTTTGTAGTAATCCTCATAAGATTTATTTGAAACTTTTTTACCACCTATTTCTGATTTGATATGAGAACCAGTATAACTTTCATTTCCTGGTTTTTTGTTTCTTTTTTTTGTTTCTTCCAAAACAATTTTTGCTTTTTGTATTCTTCCTAAACCTGATTGTGCACCAGCTGTTATAGATAATCCTTTAGATGCTTTCTTAGGACCCCAATCTTTTCTTTTCTTACCAGATGGGTCTTTGATTTTTCCAGCACAAATTTTACTCGCATAAGCGTTAGCGTATGCAGACGGGTAAACTGCAAATTTTCTTTTTGCAGCAGATTTGCCACGTGCACATAATTTAGTCATTTAATCCTCCTCTGTAGCGGCCGCTTTGAGAGTGACAATTCTCTCCTTTTTGCGGTTGTACAACTTATCTGATTTTACCACTTGAGAACGGTATCTTCTAGACCTTAGTTCTTTTGCGACTGGATTTCTTTTTGACCTGAATTTTTCGTTTTTTTCTTGCGCCACGGAGCTGTCCCTCCACTTGTTTTACCATTTGTGACCTTCCCATTACCATGGTGAATAAACCGTCTTTCCTGTTTTTTCTGATCTCGTTGCTTGTAAAGATTCTTTTCGGTTTCCCTTACCTTCGTACGAAACATGAACCCATCCAGAATGCGGTCCTTCTTCTTCTTTGTAAAATTCTAAGATAAGTTGATCAAAGTCTAAATTTTCTTTTATGTATTTTGCTAGAGCTTTATTATCTACCCCTATGACTTGTAGGTCTGCCGCCTGGCCTTTTGCATGTTGGCTGTTAATTGAACTATTAATCAAAACACACAGCTCTGGGGTACGAAACCCTGAAGATATAATAACCGGTGAATCGTAATGATTACGAATAGGTTGTAAGATAGACTCGCAAAGTTTTTTAAGATTTTCTATTTGTCCTGCAGTTGGATTATTAGGAATTCCCTTCCTAGCTGCGACCTGGCTCGCTGTAAGTTCTGCTAAACTGAAGTTAGTTGTAAGTTTCATATTAAAAATAATTAAAGTTTATCACAATTCTAAAGGGGTTGTCACATGTATTAGTAGTTCCAGAATGTTTTAATTTTGAAGGAAAATAAACAAAAGTATTAGCTTCGCTTTTTATATGTTGATTATTTTCAAATACAGTTTCTCCATTGTTTGAGTTTAAGTAATAAACAGCTGTTGTGCAATTATATTCTACATCATTATGAAAACCATGTATTATTTTTTCATCAGTTCTATTTAATAAATTTGCCTTTATTCTGATCAAAGATCTCGGTTTTATAATATCTATCAAAGGCTCAAGGATACCTATAAAAGGTGAACGAGGTAAATGCTCTGAATAAAAATTATGAACAAATTGCATGTTGTGATTTTTATTTATGGATACTTTATCTTCTGGTAGCACTTTACACAAATACCAAGGAAAATTTTCATCTAAAATTTTTTTTGAAATATTTTTAAATTGTTCTTCGGGTAAGAAATTATTTATTTTTTTAATAGAGTCCATGAAAATTTGATTCTATAGTTGATCCCTAAAAGGATTAATTAGCAAGAGGATTCTTTCCCGATGCTTTGAGCTCTTGAATATTAAGTTCGAGAACTTGGATAGTTTTTTCCAATACTGCGATTTTATTATTTTGTTTTTCAATTTTGACATTTTGAGATGCTACTTCTTTTAACAGAGGATTAAGGTCTAGTCCAGCCAAGCTGTTAAGTTTCTCTTGCATCTCTCCATAAGTCACGAACCCCGCACCTATGGCACCCAAAACTCCCACCAAGGCTGCAATCCCTGCCAATTGATTTTTAAGTTTTTCCATTTCTCCTCGTATTCTATATTAT